TGGTCCTGATTCTACCGTAATAAAGTTTTGTTGTATTGCCTGTGCGCCTAATGTGTTGGCAACAGCACGCGCCCTTGCTGAATCTGCTTCAAAACCAAAATGAGATTGCGCTTGCCTGAACGCATCCAGTATGCTTGATGCTGTACCACCAATACCACCACCAAATGATGATTTCATTGCACCAAGCCCTGCAGTAAGATTAAACCCAAATTTATTTGGACCATCTCCCCCAACAGCACCAATCAAGTTTTGTCTATTTAATCCTTCAAAACCAGTAAGAGCATTACCAATTTCAGGTGCTGGGCCTGTTACAAGGTCATCTCGTCTAAAGCGATTGCCAGGTAACATTGCTTCTATTGATTTGGCAAGCTGGTCAACCTGACTACCTGCACGCCTAGCTTCAAACAGTTGATCAGCGACTTGTTGCAGTGTGGCCTGTTGTGCAGCAATATCAAGATCAAAGAATCCCTGTGCAATCAATGCTTGTGCAAGGCTCGTCGCAGTCAGGGTGTCATTAAGTTTTTTTGTTGTATCGTCTAATTTTTTTACTTCTGTCTGTGCAACTGCTGCTGCTGCTTCCATATTATGAAATGCTATTTCCATTTGATCGAGCGGGTCATGTGTTTCTTTGAGTATCGTACCTAATGCTTCGATTGCACCTTCCATGCCACCGCCACCTCGTATTTTTGGTGTTAATTTATCTGCCATATTACCAACAAATGCAAATGCTTCACCAATTTTTATACCTGCTTGAATTAATTTTCCAAACGCTGGAATAGCAACTTCTTCCATAAATGGTATAAAACTATCTTTCAAAAATTCTGCAAGGTCAGCCAGTGCTGGTTGTAATTCTCTAATTAACGTTTCTTTTGCTTCTTCAAACGCACTTGATAATTTTGCTTGTGTAACGGATAATCCATCAGTGTTTTCTGCATACGCAGTTTGTGCATCGATTGATTTTTCAAGTATGAGATCACGAGTGGCGATTGCTTTTGCCTGTGCCTCAGTGAGCCCTGACAATTGCTGCGTTGACATCGATAATATCTTATTTTTTACATCAGCTTCAGTAATAGAAATACCTAATGATTTAATTGCTTCTCGTTCACCAAGCATTGCCTTGCCAAGGATGTCTGATACCTCTGCTGTCGTTCGAGTACCACCTGACCATTCTGCCAATGCGCCTGATAACCCAATAATATCTGTTGACATCTGTGCTGCTTGCTCACGTGTAAACTTCATCGGTATCAGTAGATCTGCAAAGTTGGCTGCAAGTCCTTGTGCTTGTAAGCTTGATAGACCCATACGCTCAGAGACAGTATCAGCCCAATTTGCAACCATCTGCCCTTGTTCACCAAACACAACATTAATTTTGTTTTCAACAAGCTCAAGATTTGCTGCCATGTCAAATATCTTTTTTGTTGCAAGTGCAACACCTGCACCTGCAGCAACGACAGCAGTACCCATAAGGGCAAACCGTTTTGCAGACGTCGCTAAATTCGTATTCAGTCCGCCTGTTGTACCCTTTAATTTATTTAGTTGTGCATCAGCATTCGCCGTATCAGTGACTATTCTGATTTCAACTTCATTTGCCATCTTCTACTCCTACATTTAAGATCGCTAATATTCGCATCAGTTCCATGTCTTCTTCCAGTAATGCACTGGGTAAACATGAATACCTTTGACATAAACTGTCAATAATCTCAGCTCGTATTAACTCGCTGGGCTTGCTTGTTTCGTCCCCGACGTGCTTCCATTTTGCGATGTCGCCGAGGACACTAGCCCCCCCGAGCTTACTTGCTCTGTCCATGCATTCATTAAGGCAATGGCAATTGCTGGTGGTATTTCCATCATGCCGTCTGCAGTCGCTGGAATTGCTGTACCGTCAGCGGTCTCTAAGTTCCATGACTCTAAGATCTCATTGCCAAACGTTGTATACGCACTTTCAATACTTTCATTATCAGATGCTAAATCTTGCAGACCAAAAAAGGTTTTCATTTTCACGTCGAGTAGACATGTCACTTCTGCACCTTCATAGTCTGCAAGTTCTATCACTAACTTCCTATTGGGTATTTTATATCCCATCATATTCTCCTCTGTTAACATTACTAATTAGCTTGTACCCCATGTTGGCACTGTGCCTGATTGCAAACTTAATGTTGCAGTCCATGTTGAACTACCATCAGTTCCTCTGGTGATATCGTAATTATTTACGAGCATCTCCATGCCGAGCTGAGGGTCTCCCGAACCATCTTCGTATAACGTGATAGTCACGGTGCGAGTGCCCGTTCTTGTTTTAAACACGTCGTGCGATTGGTTCGATGCAAAGTTCGTGATCCCGTTCAGGACGACTGTGCCATCTTGCAATCCTGTCAAGCGCTCTTGCGCTGACTTATCGACTCCTGTTGCATCAAGCAACGCAGTCGGTAAATTAATGGAGAAATCAGTAATATCATTAGAAATAGCTCGAGCGGAACCGCCAGAGTCATCTACTGAAATTGTGTCTCCTAAACCTGAAACTTTAGCCATTTGTTACTCCTTTCTAAAGTTTTCTATAACCTATTGAACGACACCTGGCATCTACCATTCGTCCCTGATAATGTGGTCGTCAGTCGGACGTACCGATTGACTGTCCCACTACTTGTTTTTATTTCGGCGGTGGGGGTATTCGCGCTAATAGTGCTGAAGGTCGTAAGGTCTGACCATGAGGCACCATTAGTTGAATGTTGTACTTTCACCACAAATGAACTCACACTTGAGCCACTGACAAATTGCAAAGCAGCAACACTTCCTGCAGTCGTGCCTGCTCCTTGGTCCACCGTAACTCCATTAGAACTTGAACTATAAGTGGTTGCCCCTGCATCGAGCATTACACCAAAGTTAATACCATCATCACCAGAAATTGATGCGTTGCTGGCAAAACTCACTTGTGTTGCCAGTGCATTACCTGGTTGATTAGTCACATTGTATTCAGCTTGTTTTGCATTCATAAACAATGCTGGTTCTGTAATTGCAGTACCTAATAAATAGGTCACAACCCTGTCTCCAGTTGGAAGTGACTTATAGGCCTCATGGGCCTTATCGTCTGCATTATCAAACCACCCGTTGATAACCAGTGTTGAATCGACGCGTCCTGCCACGCGCTCTGTCGCCGAGACATCAATGCCTGTAGTATCGAGTACTTCTTGTGTGTAGCCAGCGCCTGACAGTGTTGATGCATCTGTACTCAGATCATATCCTTGGACAAATAGTGCTTGTCCTAAACCGCTTGATTTTGCCATTACTTACCTCCTGTACTAACCTCGATAGCACCGCAACTAATAAGTCCTTCCCAGTCAAAACTGGCTGGTGCATCTGTAATTGTTTCCCCTGCGTCATAATGCACTGCTTTCGAATCTTTACTTGCATCAACGTCAATGCCCGTTGTTGCAACATATGTTTTTTTTGGGTCATATAATTTCTTTTTTGCCATGTGTATGTTCCTTTCTACGGCGTAATAGTACTTTCGGAATAAACTGAAATTACAAACGGTATCGTCACAATTTTGAACGTCTGCCCACTCATCTCTATATATCCTGTGGTGGCAGTGCCTGGTATGGAATACTGACAGTTGCCAGAGAGCAATGCATCAGAAGCGAGCTTCTTTTTTATATTGACAATTGCGTTGTATACTTCTAGCTCTAATGCTTCTTTCAGATCTTGTGGTTGTTGCAGATGCCAATAACATCTGATCAAAAAAGTGACATTCGTGGACCTGTCACCTAAGGTTTCAAAATCTTCACTCTGGTCAGCAAGCCAAAAACTAAAGGTCGGTGTTGCATTAATGCTCAGTGGCTCACCACGAATAACAGCCTGCGGTGTCGGGTCTGTGACTGCTGAGAGCAATGAATCAATCGTATCTAGGACACCAGAGGTACTCATTTACTTCCCTCCCAATGCTTTGACTATTTCTTTTGTCATAATTCGTTGCACCAGATCGGTTCTCGTTAATTTTCTGTAGGTATCACGAAACATATGGTAGCCACGGAATCTCGTCTGACGACCACTGCGGATGCCTGTCTCTACCCAATAGACGTATGGGATGCCAGTAGATTTGATCTCACCTTTAAGTTTCTTACCTGTAGCATCAGTGAGTTTGCCGAGTATGGAGCGAGATAACGCACCTGTTAAAAACCCATGACCTGGGTAGAGTTGTTCTTGCACGTTCTTTTGACCTTCAAGTAGCACATTGACCATGCCTCGTTGCACACCGAGTTGCAGCGATCGATTTTCAAATAACGGTCCTTTGGCTGTAAATTGTACTGTACTCATTAAAACAC